AATCCTTTAGATGAGATTGACCCTAGTTTTGTTTCACTGACGGCGGTGTAAAATGGACGATAGAATAATAAGAGTCGAAGATGCAGTCAGTAGGAACAAGCAACAGATTGATGACCTTGGTATAGCACTCCAAAAGATGCAAAAGTCTATAGATCAAATCAAGTGGATGTTTTTAGGTGCGCTTGGCGCATTTATTTTATCTGAATTTGGGCTGTTCGCAGCGTTGAAAATCGTGACGTAATGTTAAAATCGGTTGAGAAAAAAGTAACGATTATAGGAGGAATTATTGCAATAATAGTTGGTGCTATTATCGCTATTATTAATTTGCTAGAGTCATCAGTATGAAGATTGAACTTACAACTATTGTTCCGATTGTAATTTTAACTGGAGGTATCATTTTCACCTATGGGCAACTCACATCTGAGGTAGAAGCATTGGGAGACAAGGTTAATAATTGGAAAGAATATAACGACTCTAGTATTATTGCCTTCGCCTCCTCGAATTTTCAAAGTCTACAAGAGCTGGAAAAAAGAGTCTTAGAAACCGAACTGAAAGTGCGAATGGCAGAATCAATGTTTATTGAATACAATCGTTCTCAAGTAATGCAACAAAAGGGAGGTAACTGATGTTTGGATTGCCTATGGAAATAATTACTATGTTAGCTTCCACAGTCGGGGGAGCTGTAATGCGGATGTGGGGTCAAACCTCTGCTGATAAGGCAGAACAATGGAAAATGGTATTGGAAGCTGGTCGAGAGAATGAATTAGCACGACAAAGTGCTAGAGAGTTTAAGAATCCTAATGCTAACTGGATTAGACGCTTCTTGGTTATCTCCTTTATGGCTATGGCTGGTTTTATCTTACTCGCTCCACTATTTGGGCAGACAACTACTGTCGGTGTAGAAGTGACTTCTGGATTTAAGTTTCTCTTTCTGGACTTCACCAATACTGTGACGGAATATATTGAACTGAATGGCGTTGTAACACCAGAGTGGCTAGGACATGCAATCTTAGCAGTTGTTGGTATGTACTTTGGTTCTTCAATTGTAAAGAACAGATAAATTAGTTAAAGGAAATAATAATGACATTTAGAGAAACTATAAACGAAGTTTTAATAAGACTTAGAGAAGAAACTATTGGAAGCGACTGGAGTGGCAATCTCAATGATGCTTCATCCTCTACTGTTAATGATTATCAAAAAATGATAGGTGCTTTAGTAAATGACACTGTTAGAAATATTGAGGGCTACCATGATTGGTCATCAAACAGAACTACAGTGAATATAACTCCACTCCAAAACGCAACAAGTTTTAGTTTGTATCAAGGCACTTGGTATCACGGTCAAGACACTCAAATACTCAGTGTCTACAATGAGGACACAGGCACAGTATTAAAACAAGTAACAAAAGACTTCATCAACAAAAAAACCCACCCAGGTCCCATAGAAGTTGGTGAGCCTCTTTATTACTATATTAAAGGTGTTGTTTCTTCTACCTTAAAAAAGCCTGTCCTCTCTATTGGTATCTATCCTAAAACACCCTCTACTAACACCAACCTTTTAGTGGATATTATCGCAAGAAGTAACAAAATAACATCTGCTACTACAACTGTTTTAATTCCGCCTCAGCCCGTTATTCTGGGTACTTGGGCGAGAGCTATTGCAGAACGTGGTGAAGATGGTGGTACACAAGCAAGTGTAGCAGCTAGAGAAGCCAGAGAATCACTTACTCATGCGGTGATGATTGATAATGGAAATACAGAATATGAAAACGACTGGTACGCTGTCTAATGGCTAAACAACTCACATATCTCAGCTTAGATAACATAGGCTTCAATGGATTGAACACCCAGTCTAATCCATTGACGCTTAATACAACATGGTTGACCAGAGCTGATAATGTGGTTGTTAAAGAATCTGGACGTTTATCTTCACGCAAAGGTTTGGTACAAGAAATACCTGTCAATACCAATTTAGACGAAAATGACAACCCGCTAAAGATTGGCGCTATAGCTGAGTATGATGACAATGGTACAGATAAGATTTTCGCCTCTTCTGATGACAAGATCTATACGCTAGACTTTAATGACACTGATAATGCCTATGACACATCCGAACTCTTCACAGGTGCCGGCTCGGACTGGCAGTTCATTAACTTTAACAGAAAGATGTACGCTGTTCAAATTGGACAAACCCTACTAGAATACAGTTCTAGTACATGGTCAGCTATTACAAATAAACCATCAGATATAACAACCTTTGACCCTTCCTGTGGGATGGGCTATTACGGCAGACTGTGGGTTGGTGGACTGACAGAAGAAAATGATGTGATGTATTACTCAGATACTTTGATTCCAACCACTTGGTATAACACCACACCAATTAGTAGTATCGAACCCTCTATAAACTATACGATTCTTAGTGTAGAGGACGATGCAGTAAGTGCGGTAACATTAACTATTGGTTACAAAATCACTAAATTTAAAGAACTGGTAGCTGTTACTGATGCTTTAGTTTATGAGATTGTTTCCGATGTTAGGGAGGTTGAAGATACCACTATTGGTAGTGGTCTTTATTATGAAATAGGATTCACAGAGGATGACGATTGGAGTTCTGTGGGTGGTCCATCTTCAGCTAAAGTTGGTGACGTTTTCTTGGCTACTGGTACAGATATAACTGGTCTGGGGGTAGTAAGACTAACTTGGCTGAACTTAGGTGGTGAAAACGATTCTAAAGTTGGAGATAGATTCACTGCTTCTGCTGCAGATGCAGATATTTCTGAGTATGGTGCTGTTCGTTTGGGTGATTGGTCTAGTTTTGGCGGCTCTGCTAATCCTGAACTTGGTGATTTATTCACAGCTACAGCTACACAATCAATCTCGGATTATGGTGAAGTTACCCATGATTGGCAGGTGATAGGTGGGCCTGAGATAGCTAATGTTAATGATACTTTTATCTCAGACTCTGGCCTTTCATCATCTACCGATATATCTGCCTATGGCACTGTACATGTAAGCTATGGGGCTGCTGGATATATCGACCTCAAGACCGTATGGGGTACTGATGAGATTGTCGCTATTGCGCCTTTCTATGGGCAACTGGTTATCTTTGGCAAGCACAATATTGCTATCTATAACAATCCATCTGACCCTAATGCGGGTACAACAAGTCCAATGGCACTTACTGAGGTTATACGTGGTATTGGCTGTGTCTCCAGAGACTCGGTTCAGGCGGTTGGTGATGATTTAATCTTTGTTTCTGATACTGGAGTACGCTCACTATCAAGAACAACTGAACTAGATAAAGTGCCATTAGTTGACTTATCAGTCAATGTCAAAGACACTCTGATTAGAGATGTTGGAAACTCTCATAATATTAAATCGTGCTATGTTGAAGATGAGGGTGTTTACATTATGTCCTTTGCAGATAAAAACAATGTTTATATATTCGACATGAAACACATAACAGAGAATGGAGCGCCTAGAATAACCACATGGTCTTTTACTAACAAAAGATGGCCTTCCAGCATGGCTTTTACTAGGTCAAAAGGCTTTTTGGTTGGGCAAGAAGCTGGCAGTATAGCTAGTTATATTGGCTATATTGATAAGGATTATGACACTGCCACATCACACACTACACATGCGTACACAACTGGATTTACAACAACGTGGATTACTCTTGGTGATGGTGTAGCAGCAGCATTACTCAAAAAGTTTAAAGTTGTTTTCAGCGGTGGTTCTTCCACAGATGCTGGAATAAAGTGGTACAAAGACCTAGACTCTTCCCCATACAAAACCTCAACAATAGAATTAAGACCATCAACAAGTGGAATACCATCATATTTTGGCGAGTCAGAGTTTACCTACAGCCCAACCCATACTAATTATGATGAAAATAGTGGCGATACTATCTACGAGTTTGGCGCATCTTTTGGTCTAAAAGAATACAGCACCCCACTTTCTGGGTCTGCTAAATATTTACAAATAGGTATGGATATTTTAGCAACTGGTCATGTTGTAGCACTTCAAGACCTTACATTATTATTTAAACAAGGAAAAATAAGGTAGAAAATTATGGCTAATTATCAAATACAGGCTTCACCAGCATGGAATGACAGAGACGGGCTAACGACAGGTGATGTCAACAAGATTATTTCAGGACAGTTGTTCCATGATGAATTTACTCAAATTGCTGCTAAGTCGGCTGAGAAGGCAGACACAAATGGTGACTCAGATGAGGCGTTCTCAACCAGTACCGCTGACGAGGCTACAGAATCGACACCAAACGGTACAACTATTGCAGCGAGTACGGAATATGTTGAAAGAGCTTTGGTTGCATCAAAAACAGTAAGCACGGAAGAGCCAAGCGGTGGACGGAATGGTGATGTTCATTATCAGGTATAAAAATGACGATTAAGATTAAAGATGACGATACCTTTAAAGAAGCCAACGAGGTTCACATCAAGGATGGAGACACCTGGAAGCGCACTAAGAAGGTACATATTAAAGACGATGATACTTGGAAGATTGCTCACGAGAGTTTAGCAACATATACTTTTACGAAAGATGCTGCTCCTGCTACAGATGGTGCGTATGGCGTTTATACAGATATTGATTTAGACGACTACTTCGATGCGGACGATAAATTCTGGAACTGTAAAGTAGTTATTGATAGCGATGTTGCTATTATTGCATTAGCAACTGGCTCTGGTTATGGCGGTACACTTACTATTGAAAATAACGGATATATACTTGGTCATGGTGGAGCAGGTGGTGATGGTGGTAATGCTAGTTCTTATTAAACGTCTAAGGAGTGCATAATGGGTCAATCTGCTGACAACGGAAGTAATGGCGTTAATGGTGGCGATGCACTAACACTTGAATTTAACATCTTATTAACAGGCACTGGGTTTATTATGCCTGGCTCAGGTGGTGGCGGTGGTGGCGGTGGCTCTGCTGAAGACGATTGGGGCACTCATGATGATGCTTCAGGTGGTGGCGGTGGTGGCGGTGGCTCACCACTTGGAATAGGTGGTGATGGTGGTATTGCATCGTGTGATGGAACATGTGTAGACGGTAGTACAGGTGAAACTGCAAGCCTTCTTTTAGGTGGTGATGGCGGTGGTGTTGGCAGCGATGGGGAAGATGATTATTTTGCTGGTGAAGGTGGTGATGGTGGAGATGAAGATTCAGACGGCAGCACAGGTGGAAACGCATATTCAGGAAACGCAAATGGTGATGGTGGTGATGGTGGAACAAAAGGTAATGTTTATAACAATACAGCATCGTTTAAGGTCAATGGAGTAGTTGTTTAAATGCAAGCATTAAAAAAGAACCCAACCCAATACTTTACTGTGGTGATATTACAGAGAGTAACAAAAATTCTAGCTCTAAGATTAGAGCTATACATAAGTGTATACAAGTCTATGGGCTGGTATTATTACTCACATAAAAATTTATTAAAACTTACAGGATAGGAGATATATTATGTCAGGTCATCTTAGTCATCAACAAACACAAAACTCTGGTAATTCCAGTAACTCTAGTAACTCTGGATTTAGCTGGGTAGATTTTGCTCAGAACGCTTGGAATCTTTATCAGGATAAAAAAGACCAGAGAAAATTAGAAGGAGCAGCACAAGATTTTGCTGACAAGACCAAGTACGACCCTTACAACCTAACGTCCCCAGTAGGTGGTGTTGGTTTTGAGGATGGCTCTGGCATGGCTACATTCTCTCCTGAGATGGAAACCATCTTTAATGACCTTCTTGCTCAACACGCTAATTATAGTTACAGATTACAGAACTATGACCCAGTCTCAGCCCAACAAGAGAAGTTAGAGTTAAAAAGGTCAATGTTCGCTCCACAACAAGCTCGAGACAGCCTCGCTTTGGAGAGCAGGTTAGTGAATCAAGGTATGCTCTTCTCAAGAGGAGGTGCTGGACTAACTCAATCTTTATTAGAATCCCAAGCTCAACGAGACCGAGCAGCCGAATTCGAAACATGGGAACAAGTTCAACAAGAACAACTTAATCTACAGGGTGCGAAAACTCAATCGTTAACCGATATATTTAATCTTACTAATCAGTTAACTGGGTTGTTCTCTACAGGTAGCAATATAGGTGATATGCGTTCAGCAAGAAATTACTACGCCTATGCTGATTTAGAGGCAGCTAACGCAGCACCAAGCACAAGGTGGGGTGGGATTAACACAGACTCTAACAATCCTAATGCTTTAGATATTGGCGAGTATTGGGATAAGATTACAGGTTTATTCAAACCGTCAGGTTCTCCATCAGTAAATAAAAAGAAAACCACCCCATTGTTCGGTGCTGGTACTTATTCTGATGCCTTCACCGACAGTATTTATTTATAAGGGAGATTAACATGCCTCAAGGATTTCAAAATATGCTGGCTCTCAACGTAGCAGCCAGACA